GGGTTCAGCGTGTGGCAAACGAATGCCCGGAACGGATCACTGCCGTCAGGATTGACCTCGGCCATAGCGATGACCTCATCGACGATACCAGGGAGTTCATTGCCGGTTTTGGAGCCATCGATCTGTGGGACGAAGGTCTTGCGATTGAAGTCATCGAGCTTCTCGTCGAGGATCCCGACGAACCAGACGTTCTTGCCACGGGTATGCTGAAGATGCGTGAGCCAGGAAATCATCTCCTGGCCATGCAAGCCATAAGCTCCCCGCATGTCAGGCTTGCCAGTGCGCTCTGAGACCGCCTGTGGCTGTGCCTTGCACCATTGAAAGCAAAGCCGACCCGCTACCGTGATGCTATCGATAAAGACAGTCTGGTACTTATCGAGCGCAGCCGGATCACCGAAGCGTTCACAAACAGCGTCAAAATGGGCCTCGCTATAAACCTGATCTTCGCGCAGTGCCGGATTAGGACCACCGATGAAGACGGCGAAGTCTCGACATTCTTGCCAGGTGCGGGGACGAATGGTGTCGCCGCCCCACCCCTCGATAGCAAGGTCCCCCGCTTCCAGATCGAAGAACAAGGTGGATTGGGCATCCAATGTCCAAAGCAACGATGTTTTGCCAATACCGGATTTGCCGAAGATGCAGCCCTTGATGCCGCGTCGCTCTGAGAGCCGCTGGTCAGCGGTAACAATAGGAAGGGTCATCACACAACCTCCCAATCCATTCGGATTTTGTAGATCGGCTTGCCAATCCGGACAGTGCGGGCTTGTTCAAAGGCAGCCCGAATGTGTTGGGGCCATGCAGCATATTTTCGTTCAGGGACTTTGATGGACATGTCGACATATTCCTTCGGGTCATCACCCTCGGATCTGATCCTTTCGACCAACATACCCAGTTGATCTTGGTCCCAAGAAACTCTCTTGGGCAGATCTGCGATGATTACTGCAGCGCCGTCCTGAAACCGAATGGTACCCGTGTCTTTTCCAGCGCCCACACGAACTTCCGATGCTTTCTGGGCAAAACGGCGCTCAAGTGCCGCATCTAGACGGTCTTTGATCATCTTCGAGAAATAGAGATATTCCTCGAGTTCGAGCTGAAGTGTCGCCAACTGATCGATTGGCAATTTTGCGATGTCAGAAATCTCATAGGAATTGAGTTCTGTGATAGGAATGCGATTGGGGATGGTCATGTCGGCTTCCCTCACGCATATAAATTGCTTTGTGATTCAGCGGTGCTTTTACACAAGTTTTCTGCCTCGTAAGCTTCCACGTCCTCCAGCCGATAAACGACGCGACCGCCGATTTTCAAATAGGTTGGGCCTTCGCCGGTCCACCGCCACCGCTCTAGCGTGCGCTCGCTGATATTCCAACGATCTGCCAGTTCAATCTGATTGAGATGTTTGATAGCCATGAAGTCCTCCTTGGGGGCTGTTCGAAAACCTGTGAGGAGAATGGCGGTAATTTAGAGGTCCGTCGTCGGGACCAGAAGTGGATGGTTGGGGGATCAGAAGGTGTGAACAGGGGGGTCACAAGGGGTCGCGTCGTGGGACCAGAAGCGGACGAACCCTCCGAACGCGGCACAAATTCTATGTTTTGTTGGGGGACTTAGGAAAACTTGATGTTCAAACGGTATTTACCGCGCTTGTCCGACTGGATGAGCTTGCGCCATTCAGGCTGGCGTTTGAACAGATCAGAGATACGGGTGCATTTAGATCCTGCATCTCCCAGAACTCGTTGTCCGTGAAGCCAAGGAAACTCTGTTGTCGCGGCTTCATAGAGGATCCTGATAACCTCTGCTTGAATGGGACCGAGTGTGTATGTGGTGTCCCCCAGCGTCACTTCGGCAAAGTTGTTGCGCTGTTCGAAATGCGTGTTCGTAGAGCGAGACACACCTCCAAGACCATGCTTTGAAGCCGCGCGATCCCGCTCTTCTCGGCGAACAACCAGTTCATCGCGCCTAACATTAACACCCCCATCCGGATGCAAGACGTTGGTATAGCCAGGATATGGACCATCGAAGCTATCGATCTTAATCTCGCCCTCATGGAATAGTCGATAGACATCTTGTTTTCTGAGATCCTGCAGGCCGTCGAAACGAATCCGTTCTGCAGGCACAAAGAACCACTTACCATCATCATCTTCTTCGATGGATCCGTTTTCCAGATGAACGCCATAGAGTCTGACAGATACTTTCAAAAGCCCGTTTTCCGCCAAATACACCAGATCCCGGTGGGGAATCCCCCATTGGTTTTCGATCTCCTCTAAAGAGAAATATTCTTTTTCGATTCTGGCCATACCTCACCCTAGACGCTGTCAATGTTCATGTTTTGTTTTATCCTCTTGACGAAGATGAATCAATCCTTTTTAATCCACATATTCCACAGCAAGGGGATAACCCGATGAATTACACAATGGCAGACAGGTTGAAAGCCCGCGCAAGGCAGCTTGGCTTGAATGCTGGACAGATCGCTGAGATCGCAGACATCAACAGGTCGTTTGTCTACGACATCATGCGTGGCAAGTCAGAGAACCCGAATCTCGCCAAACTCGACCAGGTAGCCGATGTTCTGAAGGTGGAACGAAACTGGCTACTGCATGGCATGGGTAATGTGGAAGGCGAATCCCCCATCATAGTAGATCCTTCCGAAGCATTTATTTCCATACCGTCCGTGGCGGTTTCAGCATCCATGGGCGGCGGGACAGTCGTTGATAAAAATGAAGATGGGAAGCCCTATCATTTTCAACGTGACTGGATCCTTCACGGTCTCAAGGCGGACCCTTCTCAGCTGCGAATTATGCATGTTGAAGGCGATAGCATGATGCCAACGTTGCATTCAGGTGATGTTGTTTTGGTCGATATGCAGCGTCGTTCTCCCACACCACCAGGCATCTTTGTCTTGTTTGACGGGATGGGGCTTGTTGCAAAGCGCCTTGAGAACATCCCCAACAACGACCCACCCAAGGTTCGGGTGATTTCGGACAACACCTTCTACAGCCCTTACGAACGGACGGCTGATGAAATCAATATTATAGGGCGAATCCGATGGTTCGCGCGGGAGATTTGAGGATGGGGTTTTGCGTAACGATAACCTTACCGGACCATTATAAGGTACCACCCCTGGCGAACGAAAAAGATTTGATTAGGTGCGGTTCGTTAATCGATGGGGAAACGATCAAAATTCAAGAGCGGCGGATCCAGTTCAACGGTATTGACACGCTCGAAAGTAGGAAGATTTGTGGACAAGTAGAGCAAGAATACAGTTGCGAACAGATGGCCTCAATCGGAGTCCATTATAGCAGCAATCAAAACCTAAAACGATGGACAGTTGGGTCTTGTTGGGAACTCGCTTTCTGCCGCTGCTCAAAAGGCTATGTGAGAGATGAAGATTTTGCCCGAGAAGGAAAGGCTGCATTTGGTCCAGAGCATTTGAAATGCCATTTAATTGGCGAAGGAAATTTCAATTACAGCGCCACTTCTCAAGTTTCATGCTGGAGAGATAAATTTTGATTGAACGTATTAACGCACTCAAATTGCTCAGAACGGCTCTAGAAGATCCAAAAGCAGACTTCCGCGAAGGTCAGTGGGAGGCAATTGACAGCCTCGTAAATAAGCAAGAACAACTTCTTGTTGTTCAAAGGACAGGTTGGGGGAAAAGCTCAGTTTATTTCATCTCGACAAGGATCTTGCGTGACAGAGGGCGAGGACCAACCCTCATTGTATCCCCACTCCTAGCATTAATGCGCAACCAAATTGAGGCTGCTGATCGCCTGGGCATTCGAGCATTGTCCATCAACTCAACCAACAAGGATGACTGGCCTCAAATTAATAAGGCTGTCGCCGAAAATCGCGTCGATGCCCTTTTAATTTCGCCAGAACGATTAGCAAACGACGAATTCGTAGCAGATGTCCTAATGCCAATTTCAGAGACGATCGGATTGCTGGTTGTGGATGAAGCGCATTGCATTTCCGACTGGGGCCATGATTTCAGACCTGACTATCGGCGCTTGGTCAACGTGCTTCAGAGAGTGCCGGACAACGTCCCCATACTCGGAACAACGGCAACCGCCAACAATCGGGTGGTGAACGACGTCAAAGCTCAACTTGGTAATATAGGCATCCAACGTGGTTCGTTGATGCGTGAGACACTTGAGTTGCAAAATATCCGTTTACCCTCTCAACCGGCGAGACTTGCATGGCTGGCAGAGCATATTGGAGAACTGCCA